GCTCGAATTACCCGCTGCGGGCAAAGCTCTAGAAGGAACCATCAACGCAGCTTAGCCGTGGCCATAGCCCTACGCATTGCCTCTTGAAGCTTTTTAGGAAATACGGCCTTGCCGTACATCACCATGCGATCATCAAACCTAAGCTTTGGTTTGTATATTATTGCATTGCTGTGAAAGTTCACTAACTTCTTCACATTACCTTTTTTATAGCGTTGATATATTCCAGCAGACTTATCAGCACTATCTACAATAAAAAAGTTCTGCCGTCCGCTATTAGTTCTGCCAAACTTCTTGCTGCGCTGCTGCGGGTCTCTTGCAACCTGCAAGGCGGAAAGCAATTGCATTCTGGCGCCAGGCGTCATATTACCATGCTTGTTTTTTCTTATAGCCGCTGGTGTAGCATGTCGTAAGATATTAGAATATGCTAAGTTTCTGCTCAATGCTTTTTCAAAGCCTGTTTGTGGACGAGCACCGCCTTCTTCTTGAACCTCTAGATAGTGCTTTCCAACAACCATATCTTTTCGCTTAATTGTGACGCTGTTCTCATATTTTTTAGCAGGCTTGAAGTAAAATGCATTAAGTGTAAACTTAACTGGCCTGTCAAATATTCTGCTCATGTCGCGCTTGTTGCTTGCGACAAGATTTTTTGCTGTATTATTCAATGCAAGCTTCTGCGCAAAAGGCATTTGCTTTGCAACCATGTTGCTCATCTTTTGATTAACTATTTTAGCGTTGGAATTAAATCGGAAATCTATGGTCATGCCTTGCTCCATCATTATATTTAAAATAGCATAATTCATTTAATAAAAAACCCCCACCAAAATAATTGGCAGGGGCTGGAACATTGAGGACTAGGGAGGACCTCGCTTAGAGAAAGTAGCATGTAGCATGCTGCATATACAATACCACGCAATATAGTGTAATAAAACAAAAAACAGCTACTACATTTTCTCTTGCTCCAATTCGTACTTTCTATATAGGATAATAGCCCTCTCTTCATCAGTCCACATCGGTAAGTCCGCATGCAATACTTTCCTGCGATTGGCAAATCCTTCTAGCTCCTCCAAGCTTGAAATTGACTTAAGTTTATCTTCTAGCTTCATTGCATTTCTCCCTGCTTGGACATAGGACAACCCTTAAGGGTTTGTCCTGTCTGTCCAAAGATAGCACATTTAGGACATATTATGTCCAAGTCTTGTCCTAGCCTGTCCAAGACTTACTTAGTTTATTGTTTTCGGTTATAAATTCTCGGTCATCTATCATACGCTTTATGTCCCGATCAATTGTTCTCTCAGACTTACCTGTTTCAATAGATACATTCTTCTTTAGCGCACTTCTAGTTACAAAATCATCGGAATTTAACTCACATAGCTTATCATATTCTGCCTTTATCACGTCACTTATCTTCTGACTTGACGATTGTGGAACCGCCACTCTCTCCAATACTATTGAAGACAGCTCGTCGCCATCACTACTAAACATAGGAACATTAACCTTGAGAAACGCCATTTTATCTGGTTCCTCCGCATCTTTCATCTTAGTAAAAGTGACTGTAGTGGTATTGTCATTGAACCTCTCAATTTTGAATTCGCAATCAAGAGCACCAAGCAATGCAGACGAACCTCGTGCTCTTTCTTTTGTTGCAACGCCTGTGTGATGAGCAAGTAGCACAGTGCAGCCATGTTCTTCTTTAATGAGGTCGACTTGCTGAATAAATTCGTTCATATCTTTAGTGCTATTTTCATCGCCGCCCATTGATCTGGCAACAGTATCTATAACAACTACACTGGGTTTTCCATATCTCTCGCTTAATTCTTTTATAGTGTGATGCATTATATCGACTGCAACAGGATCATTCATTACTATAGCTTTATTACTCTTAAAGAAAGGCACGTCCTTCAAATCGATACCGTATGAGTTTGCCCATGCCATGCACCTTCTTGCAAAGCCATTGTGCCCTTCTCCTGCTATATAAAAGCAAGTTCCTTGTTCAACAGCATGCCCATGATAGTCTTTGCCAGATGATATAGATAATACCATGTCCAACATAACAAATGTTTTTCCTGCTGCAGGCGCGCCAAATCCAGCCACTAAAGCATGTTTTTCTAGTATTCCATCGATGTGCCATTCTGGCTTTTTTAGTTCAAGATCTCCAATTTTACTCCAAAGCGTTTTAGGCTTTACCACTTTTGTGATCTGATTTTTAACTGAATTTATACCTTCTTCTTGATGTACATCATTCCAATCTCTCTTGTTATAACCGCTCGGAACAACATAAGGTATTGCTGCAGCCTGAGCTGCTTTTAATCCTGGCGCATCATTATCTGCCGCTACTACCATCTCCATTGTAGGCTTTATAGCTTTAATGGCTTTTACAACCTTTGGTAAATTGTTTGCATTGAGTGCAAAAATACACGGTCTTCCCGTTGCCTCGCTTACAGAAGCAGCTGTTGCCCATCCCTCAGCCACGTAACATAAGCCTTTTAATGGACCATTGATTACGCTAAAAGCAGCCTCTTGCACCATGTCTTTGCTGAAGCGCTTAAATCCGTTTGGCTGTATTGTCTGACTACCAACGCTCTCACCTTCTGCATTGATAATCTTAATGACGATATCAGAACCATTTAACAATGCCCCATTTAAAGCAACGCCTTTCTTTAAATGATACGGCTTCTCAGTCTCATCTGAAAATGGATTATGTTCATGCTTTATAAAATCACTCTTTGCAGAATTATTTGGCCAAAGGCCCGCGGACTTTAGCACATCTTTTATTTCTATATGATCGCATCCATGACGGCAATGCACTTTAACCTCATTATCATGCTCATTTATCCAAAACCTGTCTTTGCCTCCGCAAACTGGACATGGACCCTTCCACTCTTTGCCGAAGTTTTTCATATTGTATTCATTTATTATTGGCTCTGACCATTCATGCCAATATGCCTTTTTAAACCTTGCCTCTTGTTCCATTACTTCCTCGCTCAAATTGATAATTAAGGCCCTGCTCCCTACTGCAGGGCCCTGAAGACTAAAACGGTATTTCGTCGTCGAACTCTTCCATGTTTTGCTTTGCAGCATTACTGGAAGCAACTCCATCACCAAAGGGATCTTCTTTCGCAATGCTCATATTTTGTTTAGAGCTAACTTTTGGTGCTGCAGTTTCAAAATCATTCGCTTCTGCGATACCTGCATAACCGTCAACTTCACTAAAAGGATTTTGCTCTTCAGGTTCACTATAATGTAGAACTTGCACCGCTCTTAATCTTAAAGATACTCCCGCTGCGCGCACATTATATGGAACAAATGTCACAGCAATATTTACCATAGAAGCGCTTGTTAACATAAAGTCATCAGGCAGCAACTTACCCTTCGCATCATATTGTTTTGGCTTTTTGGTAAGCTCGCCGTTATATGAACCTTTTAGCTTTACCTTGCCTATGTAATAATCATCGTCGGCTTTAAATGGATTTACAGGCTTTTCTGGCCATGATGGATCAGCCTTTGCTTTATATGCTTTGCACATTTCTGCCCATAGCACCTTAACTTGATCTTTGTTAATCCTGAAAGACATTTCATATGCTGCAAGAGGATCTTTAACATCGCACGGCACAGATTTTCGTTCGTTACTATCGAACTTGTATGTACGATTAATACGTGGCCACATAGCTTCTACATTCTCTATCTTGTATTGCATTTCTTTCTCCTTTTCAATTTTGCATCCATTGCGGTAAATGGATCATGTTCATATCTGGCCAGTCGGTCGGATAATCGTCTTCTTCTTTTGCGCGTGCTATACGCTTCAATATGTTTATCATTTTAGTATGTGCGTGCTCCATTACTTCGTTTGACAAAACATGCAGGCAAGTCGCGTAAGGGCTCACCTTTTCTGTCGCAACAAAACAGAAATACTGAACAGGTAAATCAGCTAAACTGCAGCAATAAGCATAAAATGCAGCTTGAATATCGTATTTGTATTTCCACAACTGTGAACTAAACTCTCGTTCACCAGGACCTGCATCGACTGTGCTTTTTAGATCTATGCAAGCAGACTTACTTGGCACATAGCAATCAGGCCTAGTTTTCAGCTTCAATCCCGTCTCAGGGCAAGTAACAAATATACTAGCTTCTATCATCGCATCCTGCGCATTGATTAGTGCATTAATTCTAGGTTGCTCCAAAGCTACCTTCGCCATCTCTTGAGCCACGTCAAAGTCGCTTTCAGTCAATAATAATTTGCCCTCGGCATCAGCTGCTGCTTTAGCTTCTTTCCAATTGTTACCTCTTCTGTCAACTGGGCCTCTAATTATTGAAGCTTTATGAGGCTCCAAACATAGCTCATGATAAGCAGTTCCTAAATCAAAAGCAGGGCTAGATTTTATGCTCGCGCCTTTCCAGTGTGCAAGAGACTTAGCAGCAGCCTTCACGTCGGAAGAGCTAATTGCATCTCTTTCTCTATATTCCTTATTAGTGATGTCTAGTTCGATCATTTGTTCATTAACTCCCTACAAATATAACAAAAACCTTCTATTGACGTTTCTAGTAACAAATCCTCCTCATCTTCTTCTTCATCAAACATCGCGCAAATAGCAGAAAAACTTATAACCACTCGCGGCTTATAGTTGTTGTATTTATAAATGACTGCCGGCAGCTTATGCGCGGACGCTGCCGCCTTACTCGCCTGGTTCCACCAAGCATCTCTGCATCCTACACCTCTTGCATAAGCTTTTGCTTCAATTGAAAAGGGAAAGTCAGGATTATCGGCAATTAAGTCACCCTCATCAGCGCTTCTATATTGCTCTAAATTACGTGTAAATTTTATACCCAACTCAAGCTCTAGTATCTTGCCAAGTTTGCGCTCCCAATTAGCGCCTTTATCTCTGCCGTTTACCATTGCTTTACAACTTCTTCGACAGCGTCCTTCACCTCGAAAAACTTAGTAATTGCAACTAAAGTGCTTAATCGATAATCCTTATGTTGACCCTTAGACAAAGAATATATAGTGGGATACGATATGCCAGTAGCTCTTTCGACCTCCTTTAAATTCAGCCCATCTAACTTTTCAACTACTTCTTCCAACGAGTAAAGCTGCAACTTCATGATATGTTTACCACTTCTACATTCAGTTTATTTAAAAGTTCTATGCCATTATGATCTCTGTATCTCTGCTTATAGAAAACTCTCTTTATCCCTGCAGCTGCAATAAGCTTAGCACAACTTTGGCATGGCGATAATGATGTATATAAATCACATCCTGCAGTCGCTAATCCGTACCGAGCGCAAAATACGATAGCATTTTCCTCTGCATGTAATACCTCTGCAATAGTATTGCCTTCACAATCTTCGCATTTATTGTCATAACCTGGAGGAGTTCCGTTATATCCTGTCGCGATAATACGGCCATCTCGAGCTATAACTGCACCAACACGACTTCTTTCGCAGCGAGATAAATCGGCAAATATTTCTGCAGTTTTGATAAGCGCATAGTCCTGCCTTTGCATTAGCTAGCCTCCTCAATCAAGTGGAAGTGGCGAGGATATACATGTAAGGAACCTGCATGCCAAAAAATATTACCACGATCTAAAGTATAAAACTTACTAAGCACTTCAATGCACTTGTCATAAACATTTTTGTGCCACGCATAATCATTATTATATCCAAACACAACATCGTTAGATCTCATGTTTACATGATATTCCAACTTATTATCGCGCAAGAGCAGCTGCACTGTGTTTGTGCACATAAAATCATTCATACTATCTTTTATAGCATCTTGATGCATTGTTGGCCTTGTATAAATCATAACAGCTTGTCTGCTATGAGGATCTTTAACAAGCTGCACTATCGATTGCGCAAACTGATTATTGTTCTCTTTACTATAAATGCACCAACCATAGTTGCTATTTATTAAGCCTTTTTTGCTTGCAACTTGCCTCCATATTTTTGGAATGTTTGGCTCCAAACCGTCAATATTTAAGTTGTTGGAGTGATACCAAGCCAACTCTTTTTTTATATAAGTTAAGTTCGGCACGCCAAAAATGCTATCTTCATCGGCTATGAATGAAGCTGCAGTTACTTCTATAGTGCCATTTGCGCAGAACTCTTCGCTCTGGTATTTGCGGACAAAAGTCTCCCTTATGTCCGCAACAGTATTTCGTTTTATGTCAACCATTGTTTTGCTCGTTAATATACTGCTCCAATAGCGTAGCATATCCTGCTATGTCGTGAGCATTGTCTGCGTACATTGGATCTCCTACTGTCATGCGTGAAATCTTGTGAAAGATCATATGTACGCATTCCAAGTGAACTGCTGACAAGTTGTGCTCATACATATTGATGCAATCCATTAAAGATTGCGTCAGTATAGCATTGCGCTCCATAGATCCATAGCGTGAGCCTCTTTGATCTACTGTCTTTTGAATATCATTCATTTTCTGCCCTTCGTATTTCTGACAAAGCGATAGCAATAGCAATAGTAGCACGCTCGCATTGCTCTCTTGTTAGCTTTTCGCCTTTTGTACGTCCAATTTCTCTGAATACTGATTTAGGCGAAGTGTTGCTTGTTTCTCTTCGACCGAGCATGAAGTCTAATGTTTCTTGAATACGCATTATTTATCCTTTACTAAGTCTGCTAAAATAGCAGGTTTGAAATTAGGCCCCTTAACTAAATCGATGTTAAATGCACCTCTTTTGTTATTAGGCCCTAATGTTTTAGTCATATTTGATTGCATTACTCTATCGTATGCTTCCTCAAACACATCAGCAAAGCCCATGCGTTCTGCAGTACCTAGTGCAAATACAACTAAATCGACTAAAGCATCAAGTTCGTCCTCCTTTTTATCTGCTACAGTAAACTCGCTTATTTCCTCTAGCATTGCTGCAATGCGAAACCGCTGCTCTTGATATGTGAAGCTCGGTAATTCGTTATGAGATATGCCAAATTGTTTGTGCATTTCTACAATAGAATTAATCATTATCTCTACCTTTATAGATATTGCTGACTAAGTTATCAACGTCAGTTTTATTTTGCGCAGAAAATAAGTAAAGCGAGTTTCCACCCGCTGGACCATATTCCTGCAATAAAGTGCAGTCGCAATTATAGCGTTGTGCAAAAGCCTTAACAGAAGTCTGATTAACTTCGTGGCTTATGTCTAGCTCTTTATGGTACATAATTCATGCCCTCCTTTCAGCACAAATCAATCGTTACCAAAAATAATATTAACTGTACATACTTTTTTTGTTTGCATTATATTTATACTTATAGTATAAAGATCTTGTAAATAAACAAATGGAGTAGAACATGACACACGTTAATTATGATAACATTGAAACTTTTACTAAAGTTTTAGATGCAGTCAAGCATTTAGGTTATAAAGACACAAGTTATGGCAATGACACTTGCCCATCAATATCGCGTGATTTTGATAACGGCAATTGGCAACAAGTGTGGATTGATTACGCTGCTCCTGAAATGCGTGAAGATCCTGAATGGCCGATGTTTAATGTTGTGATGTTTGATGAAAACCACAATGAAGTTGCAACTGATAGTTTTGACGATGTTGACGATCTGCTTGCAGCTATAAAAGGATAAGTGCAATGAAACATAAGCTAGAAATCGCTGCAGAAATCATATTTCTGTTATTAATATTCTCTCTGCCATTATTTGTCAGAAGCACTATGCTATGAAACACGTAAATATAAGCTTGGATCAAGCTAAAATAGCGCTGGAATGCGTTACGCATTCTATAAATCATCTCGAAATAGATGATGACGACATTAATATGAAGATATTTAGCCTTCAAAGAAGCGAGCTTATGGCTCGTTTACGCAAACTTATTCAAAGCGCAGAGGAGTTTTAGCTATGAGCGAAATATCACCAGCAGATGCTGAAATATTAAAATATTTGCGTTGTCAAGTTGATCGCTTGCAAGACGAGAGATATCGCGCAGACGCGAGATTAAGCATAAATAATGAGCTTTTTATGGCTCGAGAAGAGCTTAAGCGCTTTACTTCAGAATTAAGGAAAAAGGGTTGTAATATATAATGGTCAAAGTAGTAGACGTAAAGATCGATACAACATCCTTTAAGAGAGCATTTAAAAGAGAGCCAAATGAAGCAGAAATTGGCGCTTTAATGAGGCTCAATGCTAAACGAAACGAAGGCCAAATAGGCATAAAAAATACCTTAGATAAAATAGATAAGCGTATTTCAGCAGCTAATAAGGCTAGAGATTACATTAAAAGTAAGCCTCTAAAAGAGGCAATTGTAATTACACGCCGTGCATGGTCAATAAATTACTTGCTTAATTTAAAGCTCAAAAAGGCTGATATTATAAATGTGCTGCACATTACTGAAGCAGCATACGATAAAGCAATAAGGCAATACAATCTGCCAAGAGAAGGCCTTGAAAGAAAGTTTAAAAATGGAGGTAGCTAAATATGAATAAAATTGAGCTTGCAGGATTAATAGGCTGTTTATTTGGCTTTGCTTGCGGAGCAGGCCTTATGGCTCTTGTAGGTATAATATTTTAAGTTATTTAAGAAGGCGTGTAGTTTATTTACTCGCCTTCTTTATTTTATTTAATCCATCAACTCAAAGTGGGGTCCGTCAATAAAAGGGCGTTTGCCCTGACTTCGGCGCAAGTCTACATAGTCATTCATAGCCTCTTCCATTGTTCCATCCCACTCTCGAATGTCGTTGATGTGCCAAGCTGCACCCCACCGCACGGCCACGCCCACGTCAATAGCTCCCTGCTTGACAGCATCCGCAAGGTCATCGTACAAATTCAATTCCCACGATCCCCGCGAACCAATATAGGCCATGAGGTCAAGAGCGCGGCCCTCAATGTGTTTGGACTTCATCGTTTTCGATGCGCCCTTTTTGACAAGCTCACGTTGTTCTCCGATAGTTCTTAGTCCACAGATTACACCAAAGTCAGTTTTTGTGTGCCCAATAGCTGCTTTTGCAACGGCTACTAACCGCTCGTCTACGCCTTCCATACGGTCAACGCTGCGTTGTGATAGTTTAAAAGTCATTTCATTCCGCCTTTCATATCCATGATCCCATTGTGGTCACGGTTAATATATTTCAAATCGTTTTCAACCAAAGCTATTCGCTGTTTGAGCTTGTTAATCTCATTGATGGTCATCGCCATGCTCGCATGTTCATCCCAAAGTTCGTCTATATCATCCCAAACATCTTCTATTTCTTCAGCGTTAGACTGCACATCGCGCTTCAGGTTCACGTTGTCCTCAATCGCCATCTTGGAACCAATCTGACCTACAGTCTCCTCGAGACTGGCAATGGTAGCCGCCTGCTGGCTGACCCACCAAACACCTGCCGCTAACTGCACGGCCATAGCTGCCACAAGGGCCACAGGTAACTTGAGGTTTTCCATCACTTTTTACCACCAAAGAACTTTGTCGCTGATCTTACAGCGAAGCTGCTGGCTACAATTACTCCCAATGTGTAGCTATACCAGTCTGGCATCGTGTCCAATGCAGCAAAACCATCCGTAACTGCTTGTTTAGCCCACTCAAAAGGCAGGAAGCTCAGTATCAGTGGGATGGAGAAAAGCAGCACAAGATACTCGTCTTTCCAAGAATTTTGAGCTCCTTGGGCCATAATCTTTTCCCAATCCGCCTCGGATGTAGCGGCTGATTTCATTATCGTAGCCTTAGCCTCTGCCTCAACTAGCTTGAGGTTTGCAGACGCAGCCTGTGCGCTGGCCTTACCTTTTAGCCATCCACCAGCTAGTTCAGCTACTGGACCGATCAGAGCTTGAAGCATTTTTACTCTCCATTGCGTTAAAACCAAAGTACGCCGCAGCAATGCCTGAAGCGCCAATTACATACACAGCCGCGATTTCAGC